TAACTTATACTAATGCAACATCTGCTGATTTAATTAGCTTTTTTAATGAAGGAGATTATTTGCAATTTGATACAGGCACTACTCCAACAGGCTCTCATCAATCAGAAATTATTAAAGTAACTTCAGTAGATACAACTAATAATAAGATAATAGTAGAAAGAGGTGTTTTTAATTCTTTAAAGATAGAATATTCTTCTTCAACTACTTATAATGTACTTGCCAATAGAATAAGTTATTATTTAAAAGGTCAACAATCAGGCACAAAATTAGGGTATTTAGTTAATGTCTCAGGCTGGTCTAAAATAATAGGGAATCATATTAAAGGACACGATTTAAAATATAATGACCCAGCAAATAATGAAATATCTAAACATAGTACTTTATCTGGAAGTATAACGCAAGATATATCTTTTGATGCAACTGCTAAAACAATGGTTGTTAAAGGGAATCAGACTTTAGATGAATCTTTACAAAGAGGAGTAACTTTTACTTTTTATGCAGAAGCTCATGGAGATTCAGCTAATCACGGAAAAACATTTAAAGTTTTATCTCAAAAAAGCGCTCAAACAGAATCTTCTGAAAATGTTACATTTTTACTAGATACAGCCCCTACTACTGAAACATTAACAGGCGCTAATAAAAACTATTATTTTGAACCAGGATTGATTAAAAACTTTATGTTTTTTATAAAAAGTGCTAGTTCTGGAGTAGGTGATGACCAAATACAAAAAGTTAATGATTGGTATCAATATAGGCATAAAACTGCTATGGCTAGTTGGAATAGTTGGGAACAAGATAATGAAGCTAATGTAATTATACAAGATAATAGCAATGGGCTTTTTGCTGATGCTAATGTATTTGGCTCTGATATTAGTGCTCTTAGACATCCTTATACAACTGAAAATTATTGTTTAAAAATAGGTTCTAGCTATATGTCTCAAGCAGTGCATATAGAGATTGATAATGACCCTTTTACTGTTTCTGATAATCTTATAAAACTACCCTCAGGGGGGCAAACTATAGCTAAGCAAGCTTTTGCAAAAGATGATATTATTTATGTTGGCAGTGAATACATGAGAGTTGATAAAATTGATTATGATGGAGTTCATGTTACAAGAGGTTTGTTTAATACAACAATAGCTGAACATGCTGATGGAGCAGATATTTATAAACATTCAGGTTACGAAATAAGGCAAGATATTAATAAGGATTTATTAAAAACTGATACAGAATATGAACTAAGTTTTTGGGCTAAATTATTAACATCTACAGCAGCTACTACTACGCTTACATGTGTAAGTGCAACTGCTACTGATTATCGTGATAAAACTTTTACTTTAACCTCTGCATCTGGAACTACAAAAACTTATTTATTCCATTATCAAAATGGTGGCCCAGCTACTGGAGAGAAACTTAGTGAGTATATTGATACAGCTGATGAAATGGTGATGAGATAACAGTTGGTCAATCTAGCGGAGCATTAACTTTAACGCAAGTTTATAAAGGCGAATCTGGTAATACTGAAGTATTAATCCCAGAATTATTACCTGCAACAATGACTTGCCCTGATTTTTCAGGAGGCACATCTGCAAATCCAGCATTTTCATTAGAAGTTAATGGAGGTTATATTGATTCTGAAGGAGCTTGGGAATCATATGAATTAGATGAAAATGGTGGTAATGAAGGAAATGTTATAAGCCCAACAAGAAATGCAAGATATAATGAATTTTCATTATGTAATGATTTTTGGGGAATTAATTCAGAAGAAGTTAATATAATAGACAATATAAAATGGAGACATTTGTCTTTTAAGTTTAAAACTCCTAAAGAGCCTATAGATACAGATTTAACACTTACATTTACAAATAGAGGAATTTCTGGAACATTTTATGCAATAGCTA